CTCCTTGGCGTGGCAAGCTTTTTCGCGGCGGCGTCAATCGCCTCAAGCTGCTTGCGTATATCTAGCAGCTCTCTAGCGCCGGTGGCGCGAATCGCCAAATTAATCTTGACGTCAGACACGCGGTCGCTCCAATGCTGCACGCGCGAGCGCCGCGAACCAATCCAGCTCGCACGCGCTCATATCAGTATACTCAGACGGCGGCCAACCAAACGCGCTAGTGCAGAGCGCTATATTCGTCAGCGCCGTCTCTATGCTTTTGGGGCCGTCACCTCCGAGAGGTGCGCGTCGATTTTCGCGACATCGCGAAGATCGAGCTTTTCGAAATCGAGCATATCAAGTCCACATACGCGCGCGAGTAGCGCATATGATTGCTCATCCGCTGTCTTGCCTGCGCTGTGACGCTTCGCGTAAAGCAGATCGCCTGCCGTGACGATATCACGGCAGGTCAACTCTGATCGCAGCAACCCAGTCATGTCAGTGATAGGTGTCGTGAGCGTGATTTTCATGGCCCCTCCTGAGAGCGCGCGTGATCGATTACGACGTGCGAGTAGCTGGCTGTCCTTCGAATTCGACCGTGACTTCCGAGTCGCCGCCTTTCAGCTCGGGCGGCTTCGTGCAAAATGCGTTGGCCACCGTATATACCACGCCAGTATCAGTAACAAAGGTGATGGTACCGTCACGTAGATTGTTGATCTTATCCAGATCGCTGAGGCTCGTATGTATCAGCTTGCAGCTGATTTTCGAGGCGATCGGCGTCTCGGAGAAGCCTATCGTTCGGCCATCCGCGACTCTAGACTTGCGCTCGAATCCTCCGAGCATGATCGATGCATCGGCCATGGAGCGTATAGACTGACCGTCGATGTTGACGATCACGGTGCCTGTCACTAATTCGTTAGCCATGTGTATGCTCCTGATATCAGAAGGAAATCTTAGCTGCTGCTACCAACAGCATGTCGACAAAATTGGGCGGCAAGATGATGTTGACTCGATTAGTGTCCGAGCCATCAATCTCGACGTAGCACTCTGCGACAAAGGTCTTCAGGTCTTGAATCCAGCCTGCCTTTTCCCACTCGCTGGCGAGAGCGCAGACCTCAGCCTTGACCCCCTTCGGATTCGTCATGGGCTGCCCGATCGGGATCGAAGCACCATCTGCAACCAGCTTGAATCGCGCGAATTTCGTGCCCAATCGCACTCGCGTCGAATAGCGACATGCGTCAAACAGTCGAATGCGCTGCTGATCGCGAAGCTTCGTATCAGGCACGCTAAGCGCGTTAGTCTGATATGTCGTAATCAGACGCTCCAATGTCAGCGCACCATCACGAGTGGTGACCACGGTGGTGATGCCGTCGCTGAGTAGAGTGTCGCGCTGGGCGCGCGTGAATCGCGAACCTCGGTGCGCGCCGCGCACGCCGGGGATCTTCTGGCCCCCGGTCGCACGTCCGGGGTCTGTCTGTGCCTGCATCGCGTCCATCGCCGCTACTCGCGCTGCGAGCTCCCACGGCAGTGGCAGGAGCGCCGATTTCTCGGCGCCGATCAAGCAGAACATGGCGGAATTGTAGCCGTTTCCGAGCGACGTCAGATTCGCTCGGGTGTCGTACTTCGCGGCGAAGAGCGAGCCTTCGATAGCGCGCATCGCGCCGAATCGACTCTCTAGCTCTGTGACCATCGCGCCCGTCTCAGTCGAGTCGACTAAGCCCATCACGACAGTAGCGTAGGGGTCTTCGCCCATCGCGGTGACAGCGGCCGAATGCGCGGGGTCAGTCGCGCCCGATGCCATCGCAGTGACTGTCACCGTGATGCCTGCGGGTACTCGCTCGCCATCTCCGAGCGCGACACCCAGCATGATCTGATTGCCGGCCGTGCCCTTCTGTCGCGCTGTCAGATCTACGCCAGTGCCGCTATCAGCTGCTACGGTGACTGGCAGATCATCCGTGAGTGCCAGTGCGTCTAGCGCATTGGTCTCGATCGTCGCGGCCGTATCGCCGGTTGCGACGGCGACGCTAGTACGACGGCCGCCGATATACAGCGTCAGAGCGCCGGACTCAGTCGCAGTGCCTGACCACGTGATAGAGCCGCTAGCGGCCACCCCGGATCCGTGATCCGAGAGAGGGCAGATATACACCTGAGTCAGCGAGTCGACAGCCTTATAGGCCTTGACCATTTGCGCGATCTGCGAACTCGCGCCGCCGAGCGCGGATGCAGAGTCTACACTATCTACCGCATAGATCTGCGCTGATGTTGCGCTGCCAGTCGACAGCTTCTGGCCGACGATCAGCACCTCGTGAGGCAGCAGCGGTAGACCCTTGGTTCCGCGTGAGGGGTCAGCCTCTACGAAGACGCCAGGTGTTAGGATCGATGCAGGAATTTGCGTGAAAGATACAGTCATGGCGTCATACCTCTAAGTGTGTCAGATCGTCCTCAGCCTCGATGGTGCCATCCGGGGTATGGAGATCCCACGCGAGATGCAGCGTCGATAGATCTACCGATGTATCGGTCTGGACTAGGTCGAGTCCCTGAGTCCATTCGAGACCCCACATAGCGATGCCTTCGGCATCGAGCGGGGCCGAAAATAGATTGCGCGACTCAATAGTCTTGCCGCTTCGCGCAACAGCTCCGCTAGTAGACTGGCCGGCGAATACTGGTAGCACTGCGCTCACTACGCGCTCGGCTAGATCGATCACGGCTTCCGCTCGCTTGGCCCCCGGTGTGTCTCGCGCCATCACGATGACGCCCCAATGCGCTGTCGCGACGGGATATCCACCGATACGCACTGTGTCGAATCGCAATAGCGATAGGATCGCAGCCGGCGCCTGTCGCGCATAGGCCTTGAGTTGCGCCAAGTCGAAGGTGCCGCCATGCGTATAGACATGCAGTCCGGACACGGTCTGTAGCGCAGTCACATAATCAGCGCGCGCCTGCAAGAGCGTCATATGACGTCCTCCGCTAGCATGCGCTCTATCTCGCTCATGTTCGCGGCGCTGAGCCCTAGATACGGGCGCTCCGGTATAGCTCCGTAGCCATACTGATGCGTGCCAGCGTACTTGACGCTGCTAAGTACATAGACCGTAGCCGTGTCACGGTCGGACGTAGCGCGCAAAGCATTGGTCAGCCGCATGCTGCCCTGCAACAGGCTATCGCCGGGGTCTCGCGTGGCAGCATAGGATGCAGACCACGGCGGCCATGGCGTGCCGTCAGGAGCAGTCTTTTCCGTGTCTAATCTATCGCGCGTCTGCCGTAGCATCACGTATGCGATGCGTCGCATCGTCGTAGCGCCTAGACTGGCGCGTTGCTGCAGACGCTCCACATCACGCATCGCGCGCGCGAGCTCGGACGTGTCCACGTCAGCGCGAACGCCGATCATGTCAGCCTCGATGTCTGATTCGTTGACATGAGTCGGCTGCCCGCGACGAACGTCGCAGTGGCTCGCGTTGTGATCGATGGCGTCACGGCCGCGTTGGCGGTCGTCTCATCTACCGCAACTTCGAGCTTCACTCTATTCGCGGCGATGTCTCGCAGATACGAGACAGCATCCTCGTACCGCTGCCGTAGGATCGTAGTCATCACATCAGCCGTAGTTGCAGCATTATGCAGCGCGATATCTACCACTACCTTGACGATCGTGCTTGGCACGATCGTGAGAGGGGTCGAGTATCGGCCGAAAAGATACGAATTGGCGAATCGCGTCGCCTGGTCTAGATGAGCGTCGAGTGCCGTCGTATCTAGATTGCCGTCGAGATCCCTATCACAGAGAGTCGTGATATACGACTGTCCGTAGAGAGTGATCGCATCGGTCGATGTGGCGTACGCAGTCACTTGCCGGCAGAGCCCTTGATCCGGATCTCGATATACGCATCCTCACGTAAGGTGGCGATCGTGTCTGTCGACCATCCGGTCGGTAGAGTCTGCCACGATCTGCCGAAGGTCACGCCGCGTCGGATCATAGATCCAGTCGGATGAGTGGCTCGCAAGCGGCCCTCGTATACGATCGTCTGAGCTGTCGATGTTACGGCTGCCATGCTGATGTCTCCGAGCGATGATGGATTGAGAAGAA